GACGCATTTGCGTCACGAATGGACTGCATAGACCCAGCAGTTGCCAATCCTTGTTTTGCAGCTTGCTCGCCAGCTAGTTCAGCTTGAGATCCAGCTTGAATTTGCGATTGCATCAACGCTTGTCGTTGAGCTTCAGCAGAAGCAGCAGATTGCTGTGCTTGCTGAACTTGTTGTTGTTGCAAATAAACCATCATTGGATCAATGGCTGGTTTAGGTTCTGGTTTTGGTGCGCTTTTCTTGCCTCCCATATTATTTTCCTTTTAGTGTTTGTTTATTTTGTGAAACCACGGGATTTGATGTTTAAATTCAATGTGTAATGGTTGTTTAAAACTAAGTCAAAAGTTTTTTTCTTGCTTCTTTGCAAAGATCACTGCCGGGTTCAAATTTACGGCAAGAATTTGGCCTATCATTGTATATCTTGCAACACACAGATTCACCAACTTTTCCATCTAACGCAACACACTGATTATTTTCTGTTTTCATTAATGGATAGTCCGTTCTTACCATTTCATTTGGAATATTTATTGCATCTGATCTATCTCTCTTAAAAACAGGCCATGACCATTTAAATGCACAGCAAGCCCCACATGACTTACAGTCAAACTCTACTTGTTCCATACAATAGGACGAAAACCTAAGTCTTCGTTTACCAAATCCTCGTATGGAGCAAGGTGAGAAATGTTTGATATTTTAGCATTCAACTTAGGACAATCAACGTATTTTCCTTCATGTCTGTTAATGCAATTAAAGCAAACTGGATAAAAGTCAGCATTAAGGGATTTGTCTTTATTGTTTCCCCAAGTATCCCAGCTTTTGATATATCGTGTTGGATCTGGCTTTACTCCTTCTTCTTCCAAATATTGAAAAATGTCTTTATCAGTCCAATCTCTGAGCGGATAAAGCGACATCGGCGAATCGTCAGCATATCGAATATCAACAGCAAGTGGTACATGGCCTTTAATTAAATCTGTGTCTGAATATTTCGTTCCAATATATACTGCGCCCCAAGGCCAATTAAAAGTGCCTGTCGGACGTTGTAATAGGTCTGTAAGCCCACACAAGTAATCTTCTCCATCTTTTGGGCGTTCTGTTCCTAGAGAAAGGCAAACGGCAGATTGTTTTCCCCATTGGTAATATTTTATGAAATCAAAACGCAACTCACCAGTTTCAACGTCTGGGCCATCAGCTATTGCAACTCTATTTGGAGGGTAATCGTATACTTCCAGCTTCCAATCTTTTATTAGCTTATCAGAATAAGCATATCGTTCTCGCATTTTTGGTTCACGATATTGAATGACTGGAAGATCAATTCCCGCTTTAAATTTAATAAGATGAAGCAATGCTGTAGAGTCTTTTCCTCCACTCCACAAAACCACTGCTCTAGGCCATCTTTTATTCCATTCTGTTATTTTATTTATTGTTTTATTTATTAGTTTTTCCATTTATATAATAATTGCCGCACCAATAGCTGCTCCAGCAACAGCTCCTCCAGTTGTTATCATGGCTCCTTTGGAAGCATTTTCGCTTGCTGCCATTTGTTGTGCTTGCTTCAACATTGCTTGCTCGTAATTAGATTGATTCTGTTGATCAACTTGATTTAGTTTTTGCAACTGACCAAGGTTACTATTAATCCAATCTGTTGTCGATTGATTTAATTGTTGTGATCCCTGCATCACGTTTCCTTGATATTGTTGCATTGATTGCAAATTCTGAGCCTTCGCCGCTTGTTCTGCGGCAATAATAGATGCTGGGTCAAGTCCACCAATAGGAGCTGGAGTTTGTGATAAATACCCTTGTTGGATTTGCAAATTCTGTAATTTAGCTTGTCGTCCTTCCTGTGTCGCTTGATCATAAATAGCGGAACGTCCAATAAGACTATCACTTCCAAGTCCACTTTTTAATGACCATTGATCCATCCACTTTTTTGTAGCATCAAGATTAGTAGCTTCGGCAACACGATCTCCCAATCCTTGACGCATTTGCGATACTTCTGGGTTGAGTAAACGGTCAAACTCTTTAGACCTTTGGATGTTATCCATTCCAAACTCAGCTGCTTGTTGAGACGTTTTAGCGGCATCAAAAGACTGCATTGCTGGAGCCTGTGATGCAAAAGCGCGAAGCGAATTAGCTTGGTTTTGCAAAGCTCCCATTTGAGCTTGTGATTGATTCAACCATCCTTTAAAACTAAATGTTGGATCTGGTCGTTTCATAAATTATACAGCAGCAGCTTTAGGAACCCAACCCATTCCAGCGTTATATGACCCTGTTGTTCCGGGAGCAGTGTGGCTCAACATTTCTGATTTAGAAGAAAATCCTCCAGTTCCAGCTCCACCATAAGCTCCGGCTGCCCCACTAATTGCTCCTTGAGCAATACTTCCAGCAGCTTGTAAATATGCTGAATTCATTGCATTTTTGGCTGCATAGTTTTGAGCTTGATTTTGCATCATTGCATTTTGATAATTTTGCTGATTTTGCCCTGCTGTTTGTTGAGTGTTTTGGAATGCAGTTCCAATTTGAGCCATTTGGTCAGCTACAGATTGATTATATCCACCAACATTTCCGTACATAGCATTTTGCCAGTTCTGCATTGATTGCAAGTTTTGTCCTTTAACGGATTCTTGTGCAGCAATAGATGATGTTGGATCAATTCCACCAACTGGGGCTTGCATTTGCTGCAACAACTGTTGTTGCAATGCTAGATTTTGTTGTTCGTAGTTTTGCCTTGCTTTTAATGCGGAATCGTATGTTGCAGCTCTTCCAATACTTGAATCTTGCAGCCCAGTTTCAAAGCCTTGAATAAGTCCTTGGCGTTTAGCCCATTCATTAATGTATTGATTAGTTCCTTCTGGAGAAGTTAATGCAGCAAATTCTTTAGCTTGAGCTTGACGCATTGCAGCGGCAGCTGGAGATGTTTGTTTTTCAAGCTCTCTTGCTCTTTGGATATTACCCATCCCAATCTCTGCAAGACGCTTAGACTCTTGCATTGGATCATAAGTCTGTTGCTGTGGAGGCATCTCAGACGCAGCTTTCATCAATGCAGCTTGTTGTGCTTGCTGCCCCATCTGGGCTTGCTGCATAGCCATAAGAATAGCTATGTCCCTAGATGAATCAGGCTTGCTGATATAGTTGTCTGCGTTGACTGTTTTTGCTCCACCCATAATTAAAAATTAGTCATAGAGTAAACTTCTCTATCCATTTTAGTCAAACCTAATTTTAACATAATATCATTAGCAAAGCTAGGACGATCATTAATTAATGGAACTCCAATATATCCGGGAGATCCAGAAAGTTGTGTATGTGCTCTCCAGTCACTCATTACTTGAATAACATCTTGTGGACGTGTATGTTTTGGGTGAAAGGCTGGATAAACCGTTGGGAGATACACATGGTCAGAGTATCCAAATAGTTTTCCGTTAGAATAATGAGCATATACATTAACATTTGGATGTTCTATAATTGAATGTTCAAATTCTTCGGCAAAATCAACCAATTCTAAGAATTCGTTTGTTCCAGCGCGGACAAGTTTGTAATCTATTTTGGGTTTCATATTTATTAATTTGTGCCTACTATTACTTGATTTCCTCCTAATTCACTAGGAAGATAACCGCTGAATCTTTCAGCTTGTTGTTGTATTACTTTATTTCGAGTTGAGAAATTACCACACACAACACAAGGAAGACAAGAGTTATCTTCAATAGGAATTGGAACAGATGAATAAAGAGGAACAACTGGATCATCGCTAAATGGAGATACAAATCTGTTTGGAAATTGCGTTATTTTTACAGATGCGTCGATGATTGATGGCATATTAACAAGGATTCTGTGTCCGATATTGATTTGCTGCCGCTTGAGCTGCATTTTCAGCAAGTATTCCTGCTTGCTCTTCAGCATGAATATAAGAAATGCTTGACAAGAATGAAGCAGATGCAGTAGCCGAAATTGATGGCCTTACTGAAGGCAATGAACATGGTAATGTGACCGTTCTAAATACTTTTGCATACCATGACTTTTGCTCGGTGCTAGGAGCCTCATATGGATTGGGCAAAAGCTCTAAAGTCAATGTTGATCCATCTTGAGCAAGGACGCATGATTTTTTCTCATCACTTTGAGGTACGCCAGTTGATCTTTCGCTCCAAGGATCTTGGAACATACGAATTGTTTCAAGACCAAACTCCCCACACCATTCAACAAGCAATGAAAAACCTTTATCAATGTCAGTTGTTAAATTAGATTCACACGTTAATGATGCCGCATTTCGAGATGTTGATTCTGTAATCAATCTGCGATATTGAGTATTAAGAAATCCTAGTTTTTCAATCTCTGGAGCAAATGGCGTATCTTCCCATTGATAGTTCTGAGTTACAGCAAGAAGCCTTGTGTTAAGGATTGATTGATATTGGCCTTTAGAACCCCTATAGGACGCTTTAACGTCAACTGTGCCGCCAATCTCGCAACATTCAAGTTCAGCATACACAAATTGTTTATAATCCATTCCATCACCTAAAAGCGCAGTTTCAACTTGTGCGTAAATGCGATTAAATAGTTCAGTTGTTGTACCATCTGCATTAATACTCAAATACGAGTCAATGCGTGTTGGCATAAAAGATTCCCAAAGCGAAATGTAAGACCCATCACTTGTGGCTGAATAATCAACAGAAAAATGAAAACAACGAGGTTGTCCTCCAATGATTCCAGTTGTCCATTCCACAGGACGTGTTCCAGTCCAAACTCCACACCAAGCTGGCGATCTTTGCTGATTCATTTCGGATGCTGCCGCCCAATCCATTACCATTGTAGCTGAATTTAAAGGCTCAAGATATGGAATGCTATATAAAAGATAATTTTCAAACGATGCAGCGCAAATTCCTGTTTGATTTCCAGCCATGTACGCTTTTGCGCGAACCATTTCAGTGTCTTTATAAAGAACTTGAGAAGACAAATAGGCGTTACCGGCAACGTCAGCAGAAATAAGACCGCTTTGACTGTACCACCACATTTGTCCAGCTTGAAATGAAATTGATTTTCCTGCAATACAACCTACATTTGGAAATAAAATTGTTTGAAAATTTGAAGTGGTTGCCCACGTTGTTCTATCTAAAATTCCACTAGATAGTGCATGGGTTGAACGATCCGTAAAAACATACAATCGCTGATCATTATTTTGACCAACATAGTTAGCAAGTGCTGTAACTGGACGATTAAATGAAAAATCTCCCCTTCCTGTTCCAGTTGTTCTTTCTTGCCATGACGTTGGATCTCCAAGATCAGATGCTAAAACAATATTTCCGCTTGCAATCCATAAACGATTTCCAGAATACGCCATCCATGTTCCCGTTGGAATAGATGATGATTGAACTCCAGTTGTATTACTTCCATCCCAATAAACAGGAGAAGAAATGCCATCTTGAATAAATAAAACTCGGTGCGCTGGTGTTATTGAAACGTC